AAAACGTCACCCAAATCTTCAAGTCCATACATCCATATTTTGATGAAAGTGCCGTCTACATCTTTTGGTAAAGGAATTATTTTAACTCTGGGGTCGAGGGTGGTATCGTCGGTTATACAAGCGTAATTATACTTACCACCAGTCGCTTCTATGATACGATCTACATCTTCTTTGGAATATTTTGTGCCATATTTTAGCATCAATATCGTTTTCATTAGTCACCAAGTTTTATAAATAAGTTAAAAGAAGAGTTGCAAGGGTTATCATGGCACAGGTTCAGAATATTTATATCGACCAAGGAACTACTTTTTCGTTTACGATTGAGGTATCCGATGAGTTTGGCGATCCTAAGGATTTGACCGACTATGTTGCCGCGTCTCAATTACGTAAATCTTACTACACAAACACTGCAACGGATTTTACTACGGAAGTTTCATTGCCGACCGAGGGCCAAGTAACAATTTCTCTTACCGCCGAAGAAACATCTGCTTTGAAGGCAGGAAGATATGTTTATGACATCGAAATTTCGAGCGAAGAGTATGAAGAAACTATCCGAGTGCTAGAAGGAATTGTTGTTGTTAATCCGGAGGTTACAAAATAATGGCAATAAAAGTAACGGTTCCAAATACTAAAACTATAAATACAAATATAGTCAGTAAGAGACAGGCGGCAAAAGTGGAAACTCTTGCGGATGTTGATGCTGCAGGAATTCAGGATGGCTATACATTGATTTACAACTCAGAGACGAAGAAATGGGAGGCAGTCAATCCTTCTACGACAGTTACCCTTGATGCCATTGATGGCGGAACATATTAATAATTATAATCCAAAGAAAAGGAAGAACGACTAATGTCAACAATTATTCAAATTAAAAGAAGTTCAGGTTCTGCGGCACCTTCGACTAGTGATCTACTAGTTGGTGAAATGGCGTATGCACAAGACGCCTCGGCAAACGGTGCATCTGGTGTTCTATACATCGAATCTGTAAACTCTTCAGGCGCTGCATCAATCGACGCAATCGGTGGTAAGAAATTTACTGCCGCTGTTGATGCTGCAACAAACGCAAATACTGCTTCGGCAATCGTAAAGCGCGATGCTTCGGGCAACTTCTCAGCGGGAACAATCACTGCCGACCTCACTGGTGACGTAACTGGTACTGTTTCGAGCATTGCTAACCACGACACTGATGCTCTTTCAGAAGGTTCTTCAAACCTTTACTTCACAGATAGCCGTGCAAGAAACGCTATCAGCGTTTCGGGCGACTTGTCATATGATCCAGCAACTGGCGTAATCTCGTATGACGATTCCGCAATGTCGATTGCTCAGTTCGATACTGACGATCTTGCTGAAGGTACGAGCAATCTTTACTTCACAACCGCCCGTGTTGATTCACATCTTTCGGGTGGCACAGGCGTTTCTTACTCGAACGGTGAAATCAGCATCGGTCAAGACGTTGGAACAGGTGCAAACGTTTCATTCAACCAAGTTACTGCCGATCTTGTTGGTGATGTAACTGGTACTGTTTCGTCGCTTTCAAACCACGACACAGACGATCTTGCTGAAGGTTCAAACCTTTACTTCACAACTGCCCGTGCTGAAACTGCAATCGATGGTCACGTATCGGGTGGCGTAGGACTTACCTACACTGCTGGTACAATCGACCTCGACAACACAGCGGTAACTGCTGGTTCGTATGGTTCAGGTTCAGCAATCCCAACTTTCACAGTTGACGCACAAGGTCGTTTGACCGCAGCGGGTGAAGTATCTGTCTCGACAGATCTTTCGGTTGCTGGTGACTCGGGCACAGATTCCATCAATCTTCTCAGCGATACCCTTACTGTATCGGGCGGCACAGGCGTTTCGACTTCTGTATCAAACGGTGAAGTAACAATCGGTATCGGTCAAGACGTTGGCACAACTGCCGACGTTACCTTCAATGACGTTACTGTAAGCGGCACACTGTATTCAGATGACATCACTGCGAATGACATCACAGTTGCTGGTAACCTAACAGTTTCGGGTACAACTACTACAGTTAACTCGACAACTATCTCGGTAACCGACCCACTCATCTTCGTTGGTAACGATAACGACTCAACCGACGCAGTTGACCTTGGTATCTTCGGTATGTATGACACATCAGGTTCGAAAGACCTGTATGCCGGTCTATTCCGCGATGCTTCGGATAACAAGTGGAAGCTGTTCAAGGACCTTGAATCTGCACCAACAACTACTGTAAACGTAGCTGGTGCTGGTTACACAGTTGCTACTCTTGTTGCTAACCTCGAAGGTTCGCTATCAGGTGGCACAGTTTCCGGTCTTTCTGCCGCAATCGGCGTAGCAGACGGTGGTACTGGCGTTCAGTCGTTGACTGCAAACGGCGTTCTATTCGGTAACGGAACTTCTGGCATTCAAGCAACCGCCGTTGGTTCAGCCGGTCAAGTTCTTCTTTCCGGTGGTAACGGTGTTGCTCCTTCGTTCGGTAACATCGACGGCGGAACTTACTAATAGATTATAGGGGAGGGAGCAATCCCTCCCCATTTTTGGAGAAATATTATGGATCAAACTAAGTTCATCAATTCGTATATTACTAATTTGGCAGAGCAACTTAAATCGATTACCCTTGATAATATCATGGTGAAGACTCAGTTGAATATGGCAAATGAAACCGTGGCTGAATTAACAGCCAAGATACAGGAACTGGAAGAAGCATTAAAACTTGCATCTACCACTCCTACTGCAAACGAAGCCACTAAGTCTGACTGGGAAGAATCGAACTTTACAAAAGACGAATAGGATTAACGTATGTCAACAGTAGTTCAAATCAAAAGAAGTGAGACTACCGGCGCCGAACCGGCAGCCGGCGATCTGCAAGTTGGCGAACTCGCGGTAAATCTGGTAGATAAAAAAATATTTTCTAAAAATAGCACCGGTGATGTTGTTTCACTTGGCGGCGTCGAAGTCAATGATGGCGGCAATGCGGTAAGCGTTGCAGCAATCACTTTTGCCGATACTGCCTTCAGCGACTTTCATGTCGATACTGATACTGCACCAGGCACAGCAATTGTCCGTTTGAACCAGCTATCCGACTTAGACTACGGTTTGATTACGGATGAGGTTGCAGCGTATAACTCTGTTGATTACGGGAGTCTATAACTATGGCGGCGAGAGTAAAACTCAGAAGAGGAACTTCGGTCCAGCATCAAAATTTTACTGGTGCGGAAGCTGAAATTACCGTTGACACAACGAATTGGTCTGTAAGAGTTCATGATGGTAACACCGCAGGTGGTTATGAGTTACTGAAGACCTCCCTTGATAACATAGAAGACGGTGCCATTCTAGATGGTGGAACATACAACTAAATAGAGTGGGCTAGGAGATACAAATGGCAACGATTTTACAACTTAGAAGAGGGACTACCACACAGCATAATACCTTCACAGGTGCTGTGGGTGAGGTCACTGTTGATACAACGAAAGATACCGTGGTTGTTCATGATGGTGTTACTGTCGGCGGTAAACCTCTTGCGACCGAAGATTATGTTACTTCGCAACTCGCTACTGCGGATAACTCAGACGAAATTACAGAAGGTTCAACTAACCTTTATTTCACAACAGCAAGAGCAAGAAGTGCGATTAGCGCGGGAACTGGCATCTCTATTACCGATGGTGCTATCTCTACTACTATCACTCAATATACCGACTCGGCAGCTAGAACAGCGATTTCGATTACAGATGCTGGTGGCGATGGCTCGCTTGCATACAACAATTCAACCGGCGTAATTACCTACACTGGACCAAGTGCTTCCGACGTTCGCGCTCATTTTAGTGCTGGAACAGGTATTGCTATTACTAATGGTTCGGTTGCCGTAGACTCAACAATCGCAACTAAAACTTATGCAGATAATGCCGCGACAACGGCAGTTGCTAATGTTATTGATACTGCTCCAGAAGCACTAAACACATTGAACGAACTTGCTGCGGCACTCGGTGATGATGCAAACTTTGCAACAACAGTCACTACGAGCATCGGCACTAAGTTAGATTCCTCTGCGGTTAGCGCATTCGGCCTAACTCTTGTTGATGATGCAGACGCCGCAGCCGCCAGAACTACTCTTGGTCTGGGTACAGCGGCAACTACTGCCTCTACCGCATATGCTACAGCGGCACAAGGCGCTACCGCAGACGCCGCTCTACCAGCGGCAGACTTCAATACCACGTTTGACACAAGACTTGGTACAAAGTCAACAACAAACCTTACTGAAGGCACAAATCTCTATTTTACGAATGCTCGTGCAAGAGGTGCCGTAAGTGCTTCTGGTGATCTATCGTATAATAGCACAACAGGTGCATTTAGTTTCACGCAAGATAAAGCATTCAGTTCTCTCACAGGAACACCAACAACTCTTACTGGGTATGGTATCTCAGATGCATATACCAAGACAGAAGTTGATAGTGCGATTACAACCGCAGTCGCCACAAAAGATAACAGTGATGAGATTACAGAAGGTTCGACCAACCTGTATTTCACAACTGCTAGAGCAAGATCGGCAATTTCCGCTGGCACTGGCATCTCTATTACAGATGGTGCAATTTCTACCACAATCACTCAATACACAGATGCTCTGGCAAGAGCAGCCGTATCAGTAACAGATTCTGGTGGTGATGGTTCGCTATCATATAATAATTCAACTGGTGTAATTACATACACTGGTCCATCTGCCGCCAATGTTCGCGCACACTTCTCTGCTGGCACCGGTATTACTATCACTAATGGTGCAGTAGCAGTTGATTCAACTATCGCAACAAAGACTTATGCTGATAACGCAGCAACCACTGCGGTTGCTAATGTCATCGATGCTGCTCCAGCAACGCTAGATACTCTCAATGAATTAGCAGCGGCGCTTGGCGATGATGCCAACTTTGCAACCACTGTAACAGACAGTATTGCCACTAAGTTAAATTCATCCGCAATTAGTGCTTTCGGGTTGACGCTCGTAGACGATGCTTCTGCCGCTGCTGCAAGAACAACATTGGGTCTTGGAACTGCCGCCACTACTGCCGCATCTGCTTACGCCACGGCTGCACAGGGTACTAAGGCAGACAATGCTCTACCAGCAGCAAGTGTTAGCACCTTTGGTGGTACACTAATCGATGATGCAGATGCCGCAGCCGCTAGAACTACTCTTGGTCTTGGCACCGCAGCAACTACTGCATCTTCTGCTTATGCAACTGCCGCCCAAGGTACTAAGGCAGATAACGCATTAGCAGCATCAAGTGTCAGTGCTTTCGGCCTCACACTTGTAGACGATGCTTCTGCCGCTGCTGCAAGAACAACATTGGGTCTTGGAACTGCCGCGACTACCGCCGCTGCGGATTATGCTACCGCGGCACAGGGTACTCTTGCAACTAATGCGTTACCAGCAGCATCGTATACCGCCGCTGATGTTTTGACTAAAATCAAGACAGTAGATGGCGCAGGGTCAGGACTTGATGCAGATCTTCTAGATGGCCAATCAAGTGCATATTTCCGTATCAACATTTATGATTCCGCAGGGACACTATTGAACTAATGTCAACTATAATTCAACTTAAAAGAAGCGAACAAACAGGTGTAATCCCCGCCGCGAATGATATCGCGGTGGGGGAACTCGCTGTAAATTTAGCTGACGGTGCGTTGTATTCAAAGAGAACCGATGGTGCAATCATCGAAATAGGCGGATATAATCCAGATCTATTTGTAATGCCAGCCGTCATGGATATGGGGGACTTGTCTGGAGTTAGTCCCGATACTTATGATATGGGAACATTATAAATAGTCCTAAAGAGGACACACCATGGCTGTTTCATCAAGACAAGGACTAATAGATTACTGTCTCCGTAGACTCGGTTTTCCAGTAATTGAAATCAACGTAGATGACGATCAGATAGAAGATCGTATCGACGATGCTTTGCAGTATTTCCAAGAGTATCACTTCGATGGTGTTGAGAGAGTTTATCTCCAGCATCAAATTACTGGCGCAACTTTGCGCTTTTCTGGATTATCCTCTCCATCATTTGAAGTTGGCGAAACTCTCGTAGGCGCCACATCTGGTGCTTCGTGTAGAGTTCTCTCTATTGATGGAATGACAGTATCTGCTGGCAAAGTTAGAGGCACATTTATCGCAAGCGAAACCATCACCGGCGAAAATTCTGGTTTCAGTAGAGCGTTATCAGCGACAAGTTTTTATACACCAGGTGATATCGAAAACGGATATGTAACTATTCCCGATGCCGTTATCGGTGTAATTAGAGTATTACCGGTGAACGGACCAAGCTCTGGTATGAACAATGCAAACAATATGTTCGATGTTGTTTATCAGTTCCGTATGAATGATATGTATAATCTATTATCTGCGGACATGATTTACTACACGCAAATGAAGCAATACTTGTCAATGTTAGACATGCTTCTTGTTGGCGATAGGTCGTTTGCTTATAATCGTAAGACAGATAAGCTAGAAATTCATTGCAACTGGGACGATGTATTCGAACCTGGTGATTTTATTATTGTTGAATGCTATCGTATTGTTGACCCATCAACGTATACTCAAGTATATAATGATATGTTCCTAAAAAAATATGCTACTGCCCTAATCAAAAAACAATGGGGTGATAACATGAAAAAGTTTGGTGGTATGCAATTACCGGGTGGTATAGTAATGAATGGTCAGCAAGTTTATGACGAGGCAGTTCAGGAACTAAATCTGATCGAAGAAGAGATGCAGTTGAAGGCGGAACTTCCTGTAGACTTCATGGTAGGCTAAGAACATGCCTACAAACTTCTATTTTCAATCTGGAAATACTTCAGGCACAACAAACGAACAACGTTTGTTAGAGGACCTTATTATTGAAAGTATGAAGATTTATGGGCATGATGTTTATTATCTACCAAGAACGATAGCAAACGAAGACCCTATTTTAGGCGAAGACCCACTATCATATTTTGCCCAAGCATATCCATTAGAAATGTATCTTGAGAACACGGAAGGCTTTGAAGGTGAAGGTGAGTTACTAACAAAGTTTGGTTTCGAGTTTAGATCGACAGCAACATTTGTCGTTGCTAGACGCCGCTGGGAAGAATCTGTTGGAAGAAATGCTAACGATTTACAATTACCAGAACGTCCTGCCGAAGGTGACCTACTATTCTTTCCTAAAACAAAGACGTTCTTTCAAATCAATTACGTGGATTTCTTGAATCCTTTCTATCAATTAGGTAAGATTTACACATATAAGATGTCATGTCAATTATTTGAATTTAGTTCGGAAAATATTGATACGGGCATCGAAGAGATTGACAGCATTACAGATGGTAAGACGCAAGACCAGCTTGGTTGGCAACTACTTATGGAATCGGGCGACTATGTGTTATCTCAAACAAATGATACTATTGTCTTAGATGAATTTGCAACAACGAATGTGGACCCACTGGACCAGTCAAATGATATCGAAGCACAGGCTGCCGGTTTTGTTGACTTCTCTGCTTTCAATCCATTCGGTGAAGTTCAAGTGAGGTCGGCGTAATGTTTCTAAAGCAACACTTTTATCATCAACATATCCGAAAAGCAATCATTGCTTTTGGAACTATATTCAATCAATTGACCGTGGAGAGAAAGAACGCGGCGGGTGAAGTGGCACAGTCTATCAGAGTTCCTCTGGCATATGGACCAAAACAAAAGTTCTTGGCCAGAATTGCATCGGTACCGACAAATGATCCCGCATCGGTGGCAGTAACTTTACCTAGAATAGGGTTCGAGATTACTAGTTTGCAATATAACCCACAACAAAAATTGGCTATTCTACAAAAAAATATAGCGGTAGGTGTTGGCGACGAGGCAGACAGAGTTCGGGTGCAATATACCAGCACACCATATGCATTAGGTATTTCTCTGTTCATCATGACTAAGAACCAGGATGATGGTCTTCAAATCATCGAACAGATTTTACCATTTTTTAATCCTGATTTCAATGTGACCATCACAGATATCCCCGAGATGGGAATAAAAAGAGATTTGCAAATTGTTCTGGATAATATCTCATACGAAGATAATTATGAGGGCGAGTTCACGCAAAGACAAACTATTATCTGGAATTTAAACTTCACTCTTGGATTGAATTTCTATGGGCCAGTAGACCAGCAGGGTTATATTAAAACTGCAATTGCTAATACCTATGCGAATCTTGATCCCAAAGAAGGTAATCTGGAAAAAATTAAATATGAAGTAACATACACACCGGAAGATGCATCGTATCTTGACGATTGGAGTTACGTGGAGCAATTTGATGAAAACTTCGAATAACCAATACGACAAATTAGACGCCATATTTGGCACTCACATGGACGAAGTTCTTAATCAAAAAGAGCAATTACCCGCAGTGATAGAAGAACCAACGCCACCGGTAATTGTTTCAACTGGTGACGATATTGAAGATGACTATCTAGTCGCAAGAAAAAAATTAAACGAGTTGATTGGTAAAAGCCAGCAAGCTCTTGACGGCATGTTGAATGTTGCTCTTGCAAGTGATAGTCCTCGCGCATATGAAGTTGTTGGTCAGTTAATCAAAACAACGGGTGATGCTGCAAAAGACCTTCTGGATTTACAAGCTAAGAAAAAAAGATTGAAAGAAGAAGAACCCAAGAAACAAAATATTGATACTCAAAACAATATTATCTTTTCTGGTTCTACCTCGGATTTACTCAAAGCATTGAAAGCAGAGAAAGCAAAAGTCATAGATCATGAGTGATGAATCCTCGTATCACGGTAATATTAACTTAAAGCCGATTGGTCACAAGCACAACTTTACATTAGAACAACTGGCAGAAATTGAAAAGTGTCAGGAAGACCCTATTTACTTCATTGAAAATTACTGTATGATTGTTACACTGGATTATGGTCTCCAGTTATTCAAGTTATACGATTGTCAGAAGGAAAAGGTTAAGCACATTCTAGGGAATCGTAAAGCAATTCTCATGGAAGGTCGCCAACAGGGTAAGACGATTACTTCGGCTGCATGTATTCTCTGGTACACACTCTTTCAAGATTCTAAAACCGTTGCTATCATGGCCAACAAGACGGCAGCGGCTCGTGAAGTTATGGCTCGTTATCAAGGTATGTATGAGAACCTGCCTCTATGGATGCAGCAAGGCGTTAAGACATGGAACAAGGGTGACGTAGAGCTAGAGAATGGCTCTAAGATTTTCACCGCTGCTACTACTGCTTCCGGTATTCGTGGTAAGTCGGTCAACTGGCTATACATTGACGAAGCCGCGATTATTCCAAACACCGTGGCGGAGCAATTCTTTGCTTCTGTTTATCCTACCATTTCGGCTGGTCAGACAACAAAGATTCTTCTGACTTCTACTCCACTCGGCTACAATCACTTCTGGAAATTCTGGAACGAGGCTGAAAAAGGAAACAACGGCTTTGTGCCTATGTTCATTCCTTATCATAGAATTCCTGGTAGAGACGAAGCATGGGCTGAAGAACAACTACGCTTGCTTGGAGAACTAAAGTTCAACCAAGAAGTTCTTTGTGAGTTTCTTGGTTCAAGCAACACGCTTATCAATGCCAAGACGCTAGGTTCTATGAGTTCAATCGACCCAATTCATGCAAAAGATGGATTGGATATTTTCGAAGAACCCATCAACGGCCACATCTACGCAATGGGTGTAGATACAGCCAGAGGTATAGGCGGTGACTACTCAGCATTCACGGTCCTTGATGTTACAGAAGCGCCTTATAGGCTGGTAGCAAAGTATCGTGATAATAAAATTGCACCGATGTTGTTTCCAAACATCGTAGCTAAAGTTGGTACCGACTACAACAAGGCATATATTCTTGTTGAAATCAATGATATTGGCCAACAGGTGGCTGATATTCTACACATGGAGTTAGAGTATGATAATATTCTGACTACGGTAAAGACCGCACTGAAACAATATCTATCACCTGGCTTTGGCACAAAGACCCAACGCGGTGTTAGAATGACCAAGCAAGTAAAGAGACAGGGTTGTTTTGCTCTCAAATCTCTACTTGAAGAACAAAAATTATTAGTATTTGATGCCGAAACTATTTCCGAGTTCTCTACATTCATTGAAAAGCAGGGTTCTTGGCAAGCAGATGAAGGTTACTTCGATGACCTCGTAATGAGTCTGGTTCTACTTGCTTGGATGACAAGCAATCCATACTTCAAAGATATGACGAATGTTGATATCAGAGAGAGAATGTATAAGGACCAGATGGATAGTATTGAAGATGAGTTGACTCCATTCGGTGAAATAAATAATGGTTTACAGGCAGATTATTTTGTATCGAATGGTGATTTATGGAAAGTATCCCAAGATGATGAAACACCTGAGCCTAAAAACTGGATGTTTTAACCGTAACTTTCACATTTTATAAATAAAAACATAAAACGACATAAAATGACAAGTGAAATATTGTCTAGTTTACAACGAGGAGAAGAATATGGCTTTTCAATTATCGCCAGGTGTTCTAGTTACTGAAAAGGATCTAACAA